TCAGTACCCATATGTCCTGGCAGCTGCTTTACCAAGACAAGTCCTGGGAAGAGCAAGAGGACAAGGCAATCCTGAATCTGAGTATCGTCGGCACGAACTTTAAGAAGTCGTACTATTCCGCCTCCCTCCAGCATAATGTGAGTGAACTGGTGCTGGCGAAAGACCTGGTGCTGGATTACTGGAGCAAGTCTGTCGAGGACTCCCCGCGGAAGACTCACAAGCTCCCCATGTTTCGCAATGAGGTTCATGAGAAGGTGCTCCGGGGCGTGTTCTGTGACTGTCTGGATGAAGCTTGGTACCAAAGTGCGGCGGCCACCCGTACCTCCCAGCAGCAAGTCCATCAGGACAATCGCCAGGGCGTCACGCCTCCGCCGCCGGACGACACGACGGCCTTGCTCATGCTCGAGCAGCATTGCAATATGGACCTGGACGGGGATGGCTATGCCGAGCCCTATATTATCACGTTAGAATCTACCTCCAAGCGCGTCCTTCGTATCGTGACAAGGTTTGATCGGGAATCTGACATTGAGCGAGTGGCCGCCGGCCCCCGCAAGGGCCAGATCATTCGCATCAATGCGATGGAATACTTTACGAAAAAAACCTTCATCCCCAGTCCAGACGGCGGCATCTATGATATTGGATTTGGAGTTTTCCTGGGCCCCCTCAACGAGGCAGTCAATTCTCTCGTTAACATGCTCCTGGACGCAGGGACCATGCAAACTACCGGCGGCGGGTTCCTGGGGCGTGGCGCCAAGATCAGGGGAGGAATTTACTCCGCGGCCCCCTTCGAGTGGAAGCGTGTGGATTCCACTGGAGACGATCTGCGTAAGTCGATATTCCCTCTGCCAGTGAATGCACCTAGTGATGTGTTGTTTCAGCTGTTGAGCCTGCTGATCAACTACACCAGCCGGGTGAGTGGCACTACGGACATTTCTGTGGGAGAGAATCCGGGGCAGAACACTCCTGCCTCCTCCATGCAAACGATGGTGGAGATGGGGCAGAAAATCTACACAGCCATCTTCAAACGCATCTGGCGTTCAAGCAAGGAAGAGTTCTGCAAGCTGTTTAAGCTGAATGGAATCTTCCTGCCGCTGGACGTGCCACAGCCAGGCGGGGCTACGCGGGAAGACTATCAAGGCAGTACGGACAAGATTTCCCCCGTGGCTGATCCCAACGTGACGAGTGATACCATGCGGTTGCAGCTGGCAGGGGCTGTCAAGCAGGCGGCGGCGACCAGCCCTGGCTACAACCATGACGCGGTAGAGCGGAGGTATCTCAAAGCCCTCCGCGTAGACAGCATTCAAGAAATCTTCCCAGGCACCCAGGGTCAGCCGCCGGCGAAGGACCCCAAACTGGTCATTGAAGAGACCAAAATCCAGGGCCGCTTGGCCGAGCAAGACAAGATGCTTCAGGCGCAAATGCAGCAATTCGTCATCTCGCTGCAAGAAGAGCAGCGTCTCAACAATGCTAAGATTGCCCAGCTGCAGGCCCAAGCCATGAACGAGGCGGCGAGTGCGCAGACGGAAGCTGCCTATGCCCAGGTCGCCTTGATCAACACGGAGATTTCACGAGTCAAGACGGAAAACGAGCATATCAACGCCAGGATTCAACACCTGCTAAAGATCGCTGATCTTGAAAGCAAGTTGGTGATTGCCAAGGCGAAGAAGGAGTCAGCATGAGAGCGCTGACTGAGGAAGAGTTCAAAGAATGGAAGTCGCATCCGGGCACCCGGGCGCTGATGGAAATCCTTGCCAACCGGCGGGAGGCTCTCCGGCAGGAATGGGAAGGCGGCAGCTTCACGGATTATGACGCGCAGGCAATGGCGCTGACAAACGTGGGCAACATAGGGACGTGCAAGGGGTATGCCTTCGTCATGGACCTTGATTATGAAACATACACAGGAGAGATAGATGATGGAAAATCCATCGGGGCTGGAGCCCAGAGGGGTAGCGGTGCTGATCAAACAGTATGAGCCGGAGCGCAGGGGTGCTCGAATTGTCCTTCCGGACTCTGTGCAGGGCCGCGTGAGCATGGTCGATATGCGGGCGACTGTGGTGGCTATTGGCCCCAATGCCTGGCATGATGAACCGTCGCCCCGCGCAGCGTTGGGGGAGCGCGTCATGGTGACTCAATTTGCAGGGGCCCTGGTCAAGGGTCCGGCAGATGGCTTGATGTATCGTCTGGTCAACGATCGGGATATCTTTTGTGCCATCACCCACGAGGAGGAAGAGCATGTCTGATGCCGAAGCCACCCTCGTAGAAAGCCAAGCCACGCCGGAAGTCCAGCAGGCCGCCGAGGCAATGGGCTGGATTCCACCGAAGCGTTTCAAGGGAGACCCTGATCGCTTTATCGACGCTGACACCTACATCAAGCGCGGGGAGGAAGTCCTTCCCATCGTGCGCGAGCAGAACAAGCGGCTGCATTCGGAACTTGATACTCTCAAGCGAGAGTCCCAGCAAACCCGGGCCGCGCTGGACAAGGCCACCAAGACCCTTGAGCAGCTTGAAGAAGTCCACACTGTCGCTACCCAAAAGGCCGTGGAAGACGCTCGTCGTCAGCTCAAGATTCAGTTGTCCGCAGCCTCTGAAGCTGGCGATCACGACGGCGTAGCGGAATTGACGGACCAGCTCGTCAAGATGAATGCGGCCGTCCCTGACAAAGCGCCGGCGGAGAAAGTCACGCCTCCTGCCGAATTCACGCCGCCGCCTGATCTGGCCCAGTGGAACGCCGAGAACCCCTGGTTTGGGACCAACAAGCGCAAGACTGCCTTGGCTCTCGGCATCGCTCAGGAGTTGCGAGATGCTGGCGAAACTTCCCAGGGGCGCGTGTTCTTCGACCTGGTTACGGCAGAGCTGGACAAGGAACTTGGCACGTCTCAGCCGCGAGGCGACAAGGTCGAGGGAGCTCGCGGCAACGGCGAAGCTGGCGGGACTGGAACTGGCAACAAAGCTTCCTACGCCGCCATGCCTGCGGAAGCTCGGGCTGCCTGCGACAGCGATGCCAAGCGTTTCGTTGGCGAAGGCAAAAAGTACAAAACCATTGCGGACTGGCGCACCCGGTACGCAGAGATATATCACGGAGCATAACATGGCACTCGAGAAACTGAACCCAGCAACCAGCCCTGTGGCGTCCCAGCGACGCCGCATTCCGATGAGCGTTCCTGTATTGAAGCTGGAAACAGCTGAAATTCCAGGTTACCATCTTCACTGGTTTATGAATTCTCCTGATCGTCTACAACGGGCGCTGAACGGAGGTTACGAGTTTGTGGACGAACGCGAAATCCAGCTCAACAATGTTAGCCTTGGCGGAACTTCCGCCGTGAGTGGCAACACCGATCTGGGCACTCGTGTAAGTGTTGTCTCCGGACAAGAGGTAGGAAAAGATGGGCAACCGTCCAGACTGGTTCTGATGAAAATCAAGGAAGAGTGGTACCAGGAAGACCGCAAAGTGCTCGAGGCAAGGAATACGCAGGTCCGGGACTCACTTCTCGGTGGAATGATCGGGGCCGAGCACGATGGTGCTGGCGACCGTCAGCATCGTTACGTGGATAAAGCCAAGACTACGATTCCAGACTTTTTCAAACCCAAGCGTTCTCGCGCTTAAACCTACGGAGATTTTGATATGGCAAACTCAAATCGTCCGGGCGGATTCAAACCACACTCGTACTTGAATGGTGCAGCATGGAATGGTCAAGCTCGGATTTACTCGATCGCAGCAGCCTACTCGGCCGCTGCAATCTACATCGGTGACCCGGTTATCTCGGCAGGCTCTGCCGACGCCGGTGGCCGTCCGACCGTCGCTCTCGGTGCCGCCGCCGGCGCCCTGCGTGGAGTCGTGGTCGGCATGGGAACTTCCCCTACGGCTCTGGTTAACCCAGGCAACGTGGACATTACCTACCGCCCGGCTGCTGCGCAGACCAAGGACTGGTACGTCGCAGTCGTCGATGACCCGAACGTGCTGTTTGAGATTCAAGAGAACGCCAACACCACGCAACTGGCCGCCACGGACATTGGCCTCAACACCATTTCAGTTCTCGGCGCTGGCAACGGCTTCATCTCCGGCTGGCAGCTGGCTTCTGCGACGAACGCTACCCCAGCGACCACCGCGACGCTGCAACTGCGCCTGATGGGCTTGGTTTCTCGCATTGACAATGCGTTTGGCGCCTACGCCAAGCACCTGGTCAAGATCAACGTGCACGAATTGGGCACGGGAACTGGCGCCCTCGGCGTCTAAGGAGAATCAATCATGGCTGGTGGTGTTATCAATACGGGTTCACACCCGAAACTTCTGTGGCCCGGCGTCTTCACGACCTGGGGCCAGGTCTACGACCAACACTCGAAAGAGTACCTGGACCTCTACGAGATTAAAACCTCGGACAAGGCCTACGAGCAGGGCGTGCAGGTCACTCCGTTCGGCCTGGCACCCGTCAAGGGCCAGGGCGCTCCGGTGACCTATGATGGTGAAATCCAAGGTGTCGTCTCCACGTACACTCACGTGGCA